TGCAAATGTTCTTCGTGGTCCCAATCAGATTCCCTGGGATGGGAAACTGAAGTATGATTATCAACTCTGGATTGACTCGGATATTGTTTTCAATACCGAGAAGTTCTATCAACTCGTTTTGATGGAGAAGGACATTGCAGCAGGTTGGTATCTGACCGAAGATGGACAAACCACTTCCGTTGCTCACTGGCTTGAAGAAGATGACTTCAAGAACAATGGTGGTGTCATGAACCATGAAACTAATGAAACGATGTCCAAACGTCGTAAACCTTTCACCGTTGATTACACTGGTTTCGGTTGGGTTCTGATCAAGCACGGTGTGTTTGAGAACGAGAAGATGGAGTATCCCTGGTTTGCTCCAAAGATGCAACGCTTCAATAGTGGTGAGGTACAGGACATGTGCGGTGAGGACGTATCGTTCTGTCTGGATGCCATTGAGGCAGGTTATGAGATCTGGTGCGATCCTCGCATTCGTGTCGGTCACGAGAAAACTCGTGTGATCTGATGACAAAACGACCCAAGACGTTGTATAATATCATCTGTCGGGGTTCGTTGATCCTCAGCAATTTATCTGAGGATCAATTTTTCGACGAAATGGAGAGTCTGGCACAGTCTTATTATAGTACTGGTCTGCCAGACCCCTCCGAAATCACTTTTGAAACTATTGAGGTCAATGGCAGTACGTAGCAAAATCGGTATTTCTGGTATCAAGTTTGAGCCTGGTAAACCAAAACTCACTCGTCAAGGTAATTCCAAGAACACTAAATACTCCGCAACGTCTCGTAACTCGGCACGGAAGAAGTATCGGGGTCAAGGTAAAGGTTAATGTACATTACAGAGGTCAACGACGAGTGGAACTTAATAGATCCTAAAGACCTCTGGGTATACAATAAACTGTTTTTAAGTCGGGTTTTAGGGTATAAGTGTGGTCCTGCTGGAACCACCGTCCCTAGACCCGATTTTTATATTGTCCGTCCATCACTGAATTTACTCGGTATGGGTCGTGATGCACGTATTATTAAGATTAATAAAGAGACTGATGACCTACACCCATCAGAATTTTGGTGTCAGGTCTTTAGAGGAGAGCACATTAGTGTTGATTTTCGTAATAAAAAGTCAGAATTAGTGGTCTTGGGTGAAAGGAACCCAAATAATCCTCTATATAAGTGGATGAAGTGGTCAAAGATTGACAAGGAAATAGAATTTCCATCCATTTTAGAAGATTTGGTCGGAAATTATGAGTGGATCAACTGCGAATTCATTGGAGATAAGTTGATCGAAGTACATTTTCGACAAAATCCTGATTTTAGATACAATAATTCAGTGGCAATACCTCTTTGGAAAGGTGAAAAAATCCAAAATTTAGAAAATTACGAATATATTGATGATCCAGACTACTTAAGACAAGGTTTTTATGTTGATAAGGGATAGCAACCCCTTAAAAAGTTCTGTTCAAACCCCTTAAAGGAGAAAACAGATGGCAAATCAACCTTATCCAGACAGAGATTCCGATTATATGGAATCAATGTGGGGTACAAGAGGATTGATTACCGACTACTGGACAAAACCTATGAAAAAACAAGACGATAACCTTCTCAGAGAAGTTGTTGGAGACCATGTTCACGATCTAAAACGTCAAACAGTGCTTCATGAAGAGATTCGTAATGACGAAGACTATGATGATTGGGAATATGGCACTGAACCAAGTTATGGAAAGCCTGATAAATAGGTCTATGGTCTAAAATCATGCCTTTTCATGGCTTCAACTCGCACATCTAGGGCATTCAAGGACATTTCTTTGTCCTTTGCTCCACATCCAATCACAAAAGACCTTCCAATTCTTGTAAATGAGCGGGCAATTGCTCGCTCAGTGCGAAATTTAGTAGAAACTATCCCGACAGAAAGGTTTTTTAATCCTGATTTGGGGTCAGACGTTAGAAATACGTTATTTGGGTTTTGTGATTATGGTACTGCTAGTGTTATTGCCGAACAAATTGAAGAAACTGTCTTAAATTATGAGCCAAGAGCGGCAAATTTAAACGTTGAGGTATTTCCGAGACCAGATGATAATAGTTTTGAAGTGAATGTCATATTTGATATTGTAGGACAAGATTTACCAACGCAAAATGTCGCATTCTTACTTGAGGTAACAAGATAAATGCCGTTAACTAAGTATACAAATTTAGATTTTGATCAAATTAAGACTTCTATTAAGTCTTATTTGAGAGCAAATTCAAATTTTACCGATTTTGACTTTGAGGGATCGAATTTTTCCATCCTGATTGACACTTTAGCATATAATACCTACATTACTGCATTTAACACCAACATGGTCGTTAATGAGTCTTTTATTGACTCTGCGACTTTGAGAGAGAATGTTGTTTCTCTTGCTAGGAATATTGGATACGTTCCTAGATCAAGAAAATCTGCAAAAGCTCAGGTAAGTTTTAATATTGAGTTTACTGGAACTAGTCCTACGGTAACTTTGAACAAAGGTTTGGTTTGTGTCGGTGCCGTAGACAATACTTCAGTAGTATTTTCCGTTCCTGAGGATATTACCACCACGACAGTACTGACTGGTGCAGACGTTAACGGAAATGGACCTAGAAGGGCATCATTTAGTAATATTGATGTCTATCAAGGAACTCTGCTTAAAAAGACCTTCCAGGTCAATGGATCGGTGGATCAGAGGTATATCTTAGACAACCCTGGAGTTGACACTAGTTCAATTAGAATAACGGTTAAAGGTCCTCAAGAAACTGTTGGTAGAGAATATAATCAAGTAGAAAACATTATTGACGTTACATCAATCTCTGAGATCTATCTTATTCAAGAAATTTCTGACGAAAGATATGAACTCTTATTTGGTGATGGGATTTTTGGAAAGAAATTAGAAAATGAATCCATTATTGAAGTATCTTACATTATTTCTGATGGATCTAGTGGAAATGGTGCTGAGAATTTTTCATTTACTGGATCGGTAAAAAATAGCATTGATATTTCATTTTTACCAACAAATACGGTAACAGTAACAACGAACCAATCAGCTATTAATGGGTCTGATATTGAACCAATTGAGTCTATCAAATATTATGCACCAAGATTATATTCTTCCCAATATAGAGCAGTAACATCAAAAGACTACGAAGCAATTATTCAAAGAATCTATCCAGATACTGAATCTGTATCTGTTGTCGGTGGTGAAGAGTTGGATCCACCAGAATTTGGAACGGTTGTTTTAAGTATTAAACCAAAGAATGGTACATTCCTGTCTGATTTTACAAAAACTCAAATTTTAAACAAATTAAAAACTTATGCCGTTGCTGGTGTAAATCAAAGAATTGAGGATCTCAAACTTCTATACATTGAACTTAATTCAACCGTATTTTATAATGCAAGTCAAGTTCCAGATGCAAATCAATTAAGAACTGATGTTGTTTCTAGTTTGAATTCATATTCCGATTCTATTGATCTTAACACTTTTGGTGGAAGATTCAAATATAGTAAAGCAATTAAAGTCATTGACGACACTAATGCTGCTATCACTTCAAATATCACAAAAGTGATTATAAGAAGAGATTTAAAGGCACTTCTCAACCAGTATACTCAATATGAAATTTGTTATGGAAATAAATTCCATGTTGTTGCTAGTGGATATAACATCAAGAGCACTGGATTCACAGTAGAGGGTTCTTCTGACTTATTATATTTCACGGATGTTCCAAATGCAGATTTAGAATCTGGTGCAATTGCAATTGTAAAAGAATCTGATACTGGTCCCATTGTAATTGTTCCTGCTGCTGGATCAGTTGATTACGTAAAAGGTGAAATTCTAATTAATACTGTAAATATTACTTCTACAGTCAAATTAAACGGAATTATTGAAATACAGGCAGTTCCAGAATCAAATGATGTTATTGGTCTCAAAGACCTGTATTTGCAATTGAATATTGATAATAGCACCATAAATATGGCAAGAGACACCATTACTTCTGGTGAACAAATTTCGGGGGTTGGTTTCCCCGTGGCATCCAGTTATACCAACGGACAATTAAGTAGGAAATGATAAACACCGATTCTGCTTTTGATTTTAGAGTAAAGATTCAGCAAGTTGTAGACAGTCAACTTCCTGAATTCATCAAGGAGGAAAATCCACTTGTTGTGGATTTCCTTAGCAGTTACTACACCTCCCAGGAATTTGCTGGTGGTCCAGTTGATATTGCAGAGAATATTGATAAGTATCTGAAGTTAGATAGTCTGACTCCAGATGTAATTGCTGGAATGTCAACGGTAACCTCTGACATTTCAACAACTGATACGGAAATTTTTGTAACTAACACCAAGGGATTTCCGCAGGAATATGGATTAATTAAATTAGATAACGAAATTATTACTTACACTGGAGTAACTACGAATTCATTTACGGGATGTGTGCGTGGTTTCTCTGGAATTACATCCTACCATGCTCCAAATAATCCACAAGAATTAGTATTTAAAGAGTCTGTTGCGGAAACTCACACTTCTGGAACATCAGTACAGAATCTTAGTGCGCTCTTTCTTAAAGAATTTTACACCAAACTTAAGAAATTATACACCCCTGGACTAGAAGATACAACACTTGCATCGGAACTTAATGTAAATAACTTCATAAAAGAGTCTAGAAGTTTATACGAAAGCAAGGGTACGGAAGAATCAATCAAAATTCTTTTAAAAGTACTTTACGGAATTGATTCTAAAGTTATTGACCTGGAACAATTCCTTTCAAAACCATCCTACGCAGAGTATATTAGAAGAGAAGTAGTTGTAGCAAAATTAATTAGTGGAGATCCCACTAAAATTTCTGGAACAACTCTTTTCCAAGATGCTCAACCAAATAATGGAGTTGGTGCTGCCAGTGGACCAATTTCTGAGGTAGAGATTTTTACTAGAGGAACCACAGATGATATTGGTGTTCAAACATATTATAAAATCTCACTCTTTATTGGATTTGATGATGAGAGTTTAATTGAAGGAAAATTCCAAATTCCTGGATCTAGTTTTACTATTGGTAGTCACTCTGCAGGAGCATCTGTAATTACTGTAGACTCTACTATTGGTTTCCCAGAGTCTGGATCGTTTACCGTTGGAAACGATACCGTTACTTACACTGACAAAACCATTACTCAGTTTATTGGTTGTAGTGGATTAACATTAAATATTGACCCACGAACAGAAATTACACAAGATCTTGAGGTATATGCATTTGAAGATAATGATCTTACAAGACAAGTAAGATTTGTACTGACTGGTGTTTTAAGTAAGTTTAGACAAGAGGAGTCTATCTTTTCTTCTGTAGAGAATTCTAGACTTACAATTAAAAATCTTGGGCAAGTAGTATCTAATCAACAGGAAGATACTAGTTATAATAAAGTATTCTTTAATTCTTGGATTTATAATACATCTTCAAGATACTTTGTAACAAGTTTTAGTGGATCAACATTTAACTTAAGTTCTCCTATTGACAGATCCAGCCTAAAAGTTGGAGATTTTGTTGATGTTGTTAGAAGATCTAGTCAAGATATTGCAGCATCTAATCTTGAAGTTGTAAGTGTAAACTTAACTAATAATGCAGTAACTCTTGGATCTGGAGACTACTCTGGTATAAATCCAAATTTAAGTTATGATATTAGAAAAAGAATTAATACAGCATCTAGTTTAGGAGCTCCATTATCTGCTGGTGATAATGTATTGACTTCTGATGTTCTTAACACATATGTGGAGAATGATGAATTTGGTTATGTTGCTAGTAATTCTTTACCATCTTATGTGATTAGACCTGTAACAACAGAATCTCAGATTTCTGTTGCATCTACAGCAAGTGGAAGCATTCAAAATTATGATCTCAATTTGCTTTCGTATGATACCATCTCCTTTCAAGATGCTGTCCCTTTCTTTACTGGTGATGAGGTATTTTATCAACCACTTGATGGAGCAGCACCAATTGTTGGTTTAGCGACTGGCAGTTATTTTGTAGAAGTACAAGCGCCACCAAATAATAATAGAATTAAAATTTCTCTTTCCAGGTCTTTCTTAGCAGCTGGATCTTATGTGAGATTTAATCCATCTGATAGTGGTCCACATTCTTTTATTCTTGCTGAACAAAGAGAATCCACGATTCAACCACAAAAACTTCTTAAAAAGTTCCCACTGAGTCAAGATATTAAAACTGGTAGTAAAGAACTTACTCAACCAGGTTCTATTGGAATGTTGATTAATGGTGTTGAAATTACCAACTATAAAGTTGATGACTCTGTATTCTACGGTCCTTTAAGTCGTGTAGAAGTTTTTAGTGGTGGATCTGAATATGATGCTACAAATGCTCCAAGAGTCATTGTTGATAATCCAACAGTATCATCTGGAACAACTGCGTTAGTTCAACCAGTTGTTGAGGGTTCTTTCAAAGACATTTTGGTTGATCCAGTTAACTTTGACTTGGAACAAGTAGTATCAATTGATATTACTGGTGGTAATGGTGAAGGAGCTACAGCATCTGCAACTCTTGCTTCGGATTTCAGAGAAGTCTTCTTTAATGCCAATACCCTTGCTGAAGGTGGTGGTGTTGATGTCTCCGCAAATACTATCACTTTTGAAACTCAACATAATTTCCAAACTGGAGATCCTATTGTTTACAACGCATTAGGAAATTCGGCACTTGGTATCTCTACAAATACAGCAAATGATGCTGTACAAGGATTAACACTTCAAACAGGTAATATCTATTACTCTAAGTTTATCAATAGCAGCACTATTCAGGTTCATAATACTAAACTTGATGCTCAGTTGGGTATTAATACAATTGGTATTACAACTGAGAACAATGCTGGACTGATGAAGTTCAGAACTACTAATAAGAAGCTAAAGATTGATAGAATTAATGTCCTTAACCCTGGACAAGGATATTCTAATAGAAAACTCATTGTTCAGTCAACAGGTATTAATACAGCAAATAACAGTATTGTTTTTGATAACCATAACTTTACTAACGGTGATTTTGTAGAATATGAATACTTTGATACTCCTATCTCTGGACTTTCCACAACAGTTCAATACAAAGTTTTAACTCTGTCTGATAGAGAGTTTAGACTTGCAAATGCAGGTGTTGGTGGAACTAATCTTACGGATTTCAATAGAGAGAAGTTTGCTAATTTGCAAACAGTTGGTGTTGGAAGTCACATTTTTAAATATCCAGAAATTGCTGTTACAATTAAGGCAGTAACAACTCAATCTACGGAAGGAACATTTACAGCAACTCCAGTCGTTAGAGGTCCAATTGTAGATGCTTATCTCTACGATGCTGGAACTGATTATGGGTCTGAGATCCTCAATTTTGAAAAAACACCAGAAATTTCTGTTAATAGTGGAACTGGTGCTGAAGTAAGACCTGTTGTTCTTAATGGACAGATTGATAGTGTGTTCGTTCTTAATGGTGGTAGTGGATATACATCTCCACCAGAATTAGTCGTTAATTCCAACCCAGTAGGAACTGGAACAACTGGAACTGGTGCAAGACTTAGAGCTCTCACAAATAATGCGGGTGTAGTAACCTCTGTAGTCGTCCTCAGCAAGGGTTTAAACTACGATCCTAATACAACCACTATTAAGGCTAATTCGGTTGGTTCTGGGGCAATTCTGAATGGTTTCGTAAGACGTTTGGGTGTCAATAAGTTTGCCAAGATTGACGATAATGGTGGGGAAATTGTAACTCCAACTCCAGATCAAGGTCTTGAGTATGCTGCTATTGGATATGGAGTAACCTTAAGAAGTGCATTAGGTGATAATGGATCTTTCCACTCTCCAATTATTGGGTGGGCATATGATGGAAATCCAATTTATGGCGCTTATGGATACAATGACCCAGAGAATATTCAGAGTGGTATTAAAAGAGTAGGTTCTGGATACACATCAAATGCTTCATACATTTCTAACAGACCAGATTCAACAACTTTCCCATTAGGATTTTTTGTTGATGACTACAGATTTATTGACTCTGGTGATCTTGATGAATTCAATGGAAGATTTACAATCACTAATGAATTTCCAGAAGGAATTTACGCATACTATGCTACAATTGATGTAAATGGAAATCCACAATTCCCATTCTTTGTTGGAAATTATTTTAGATCAGAAAGTATTCCTGTTAACGTAGATCCTGCGGTTTCTATTGATCAAAACTTTGATTTCAACAATTCAAATCTTTCTAGAAACACTTTCCCACACAAAATTGCGGAACCTGGTGCTTCTTATGATTTTGTTATTGAACCATACAGAGTATTTCCTCAAGATGCTTTAGTAGATGTAGTTAGTTCTGGATCAATCAATTCCATTAGTATTGCTGCTACTGGAAATGCAAGATATGCTATTGGTGACACATTAAGATTTGGTGATACTGAATTTGGAACTGGTCTTGCTGCTGAAGTTTCTAAGATTTCTGGAAGATCTGTCTCATCTGTAGCATCAACAGAAACTGTTTATGAAAATGCCATTGTATCTTGGAAAGACGATAAGACTGTAGAAATTAATATTAGCCCAAGTTTTATTCTTAGTAACAACGATATTGTTAGAATCACTGGTC